GGGAAAAAACCATTTTTAGGTTTGGCAAATGAAACAGATTACTTAATCTTTGATGACACACATGAGAACATGAGAGCCGATCATTTAGAATATCAATTTAATTTAATGACAAAAAAAATTTATAGATGGGAACAGATGATTATATATTGTAAAGGTAATCTATCTCAACTAGCAGAGCTAACAGAAGAGCCTGACCTTAATCATTTCTTTCACTATAAAAATTTAACAGAAAAACAAAGACAAACAATAAAACAACTATGGGGGATAGACGCATGACAACAAAAATGAGAATATGGGATAGTTTATGTAAAACAAATCCTAATTATACTAGGTCAGTACCAAGCAGTTATGGAAAAAAAATAACCAGTATTGATCCTATGTATCAAATACAAATGATGACAGAAACTTTTGGTCCAGTTGGTCAAGGTTGGAAATATACTGTAGAATATAAACATATACCTAACGAAGGGTTTTTTGGTTTTATATACGCAGAAGTTTGTATACATTATTGTATACATGGTGATTGGTTTTCATATGGACCAGTATGTTCAGTACAAAACTTATGTAAAAAAAATGGAACTTTAGATGATGAAGCACCAAAAAAAGCTATGACAGATGCTATGACAAAAGCATTTAGTCATTTAGGTATGAGTGCTGATGTTTTTTTAGGCAAGTTTGATGATAGTAAATATGTTCAAGAGGTAAAAAAAGAATTTTCAAAACCTCAAGTAAAAGCATTTCCAAAAACAAATGGGAAAAAGAATATTAAGCTCGATATGGAAGAGCTTGATATGGGTAGAATAAAAAATGACATCCAAGTAATAGATGACATCTATGCTCTGAGAAAATGGAGAAAGGCTAACTCAGATTTATTCGACTCTAATAATAAGTCTCTACGAGAATACAGACAACTAACTGATTTGTATGAAACTCATGAGACAAAACTAAACCAAGGAGTAATAACAAATGGCTGATGATATATATATTAAGCTAGTAAGAAACGAGAAGAAGAACGCACCAAATCAACCTGATTGGGTTGGTCCACCTCAAGAGGGATCACCACCTGATAAAGATTGGAGAGTAGGTGTAAAAGTAGGAGATACTTGGCACAATATAGCAGGTTGGGATGACCGATCTGATGATGGAGAACCAACAGGAATGATTAATGTTAGACTTAGAGAAAATGATAGGTCTAAGTCGGGATCATCTGGTGGTGGCACACCAAGTTTTGCACCAAAAAAAGATTATGCAAAACAAAGCTACTATGCTAAAAGATAATAGGTATTAGTTTATATACCTTTCGATGAGGTGGAGTTTTTATTGGCATCCCTTTCTGCCGTCTTTAGTTGTTTTCTCTGCCTCATCACCTAGTTATGGACACAATAAATTTATCAGATAAAATTTTAAAAAAAATTATGGAGGATCGGCAAGAAGATTATGGCGATTATAAGGAGAACTTTAGGCTAATCGCTGTAATATTTAATGTCATATTGCACGACAAATTGAAAGATGATATAGAACCACACGAAGTAGGACAACTAATGATGGGTTTAAAATTATATAGAACAACTAAAAAATACAAAGCAGATAACTATGATGACCTTGAGATATACTCAAAAATGGCTAAAGAACTACATAAAATAAGTATAGACAAAAAGGATTAAATGACTAAATATATACGAATTAAATCTGGCGAGGCTAATTTTCAATTAGTTGAAAGATTTGATGATGTGAAGAAAGCTGCAGACCCCAACGCACAGGGTGAGTATGTAGAATGTAAAGTAGAGAATGTTAAATTAGACTTTACTAAAGTGAAAAAGGAGAAGGATGGAAAAGCTAAGACAACGACTCCAGAAGTTGAAAGACTTGCAACAGAGAAAACATGAAGCATATCTTGCAACTAAATATAAAGCTGACAAGTTACAAAAAGATAGCTTTAGATTAATATGGAAAGTCGAAAGAGCTAAAGAATTGTTGCTGAGATAAGTAACAATTAATATAAAAAAACAAAGAAAGGTGTAGGTATTCTATGCTTTATAGAAAGGAAACATGAGAACAAAGTTAGAAGATTGGGAATATAAAATACAAGCAAGTCAAGTTAAAATAGAAACTGATATACCTATACCAGAAAAAAAAACTAAAGGTTTAAAAAATAAAGAACTTGCAGAAAAAGTTAAAAACATGCCTGTTATGGCTTCAGTTGGTTTTGGAACTATGAAAGAGTGTGAAAGACTAAGACACTACATATATACTATTCATGGTAAGGGATGTAGCGTTACAAGAACTATACCAAGTCCAAATAATAAAGTTGAATATAGAATTTGGCGTGTAAGATAATTAACTAAACTGTCTAAATCTTCTTACCTTTGCTGCAATACTTTTAGGTTGTTTGCTAAATTGTTTGCCTTTTCTTTTAGCTTTTCTTTTCTCCCTTGTCGTTGCTGCATACTCCGCAGCACTCAAACTTTTTATTGCAGCAGAAGGCAAATATCTTTCGCCAGTAATGCTCGATTTTTTTCCAGATTTTGTACGCCACTTCTGTCTACTCCAAGCTCTTAAACTTCTTTGAGTTTTTGATAAAGCCATTATCTATAACCACCACCAGCAGCCTTATATCTTTTAGCCAATAGTTGTGCTTTTCTAGCACTCCATTTACCAGCAGCAGTTCCTTGTACATTAGATGCTAATATTCTTTTAAACATTCTTTTTCTCATACCCGGTTTAGTATAATTACCAGCTTTATTAACTGTGCTTTTTTTCTTAGCCATATTATTTCCCGACTAACCTTTTAGCTTTTTTATGTGCAAAAGTGAATGACTTTCCAGCTCTCATTTCTTTTTTCATCATATCCATGTGTTTTTTACTATGATGAATAGAGTGTTTCTTTAATGTTTTTTTTTGTCTATCAGTTAGTTTTTTCATTTTCTTTTCTTTTTCTTTTTGTTCATTTTTAATTTTCTAAAGTCTGCAGCATCAATCTTATTAGGATTACCTGCAACTCTAGCAATCTTCATTTGTTTCTTTGTAAGTTTTTTACCCGGCATTAGTACATTCTCCCTTTTGCTTTCTTAGCTTTTTTAACTTTCTTTGCTTTTTTCTTAGCCATAGGCTTTTTCATTTTCTTCCCGTACATTGTGTTTCTCCTTTAGTTTGCGTTCACAATAATTATCAAAACAACTTCCATCACGACCATCGTGGCAAAAGTATTTCTTACTATGAGTTATAATCCATCCGCCTTCATTACTCAATAGTTCTTTATTACACTCTTCACATATTCCACAAAGCCTAACTACTTC